CTGGCGGAGACGCTGCGGAGGATCGCGGCGAAAGGCCTGCAGGTGGTATTCCATGTGCATGACGAGGTGATCATAGATGCGCCGATGGAAGCCTCGGTGGAGGAAGTGTGCGGCCTGATGGCGGAGCCTATCCCCTGGGCGCCCGGGCTGGTGCTGAAGGGCGCGGGGTTTGAAAGCGGATATTACATGAAGGACTAGGAGGATTTTCAGGATGCAGAACAACAAGAGCCTGCGGATCAGCATGGCCGGGACGAGGAAAACAAAACACTGGCCGAAAGCGGCGATCCTGTGGTCGGAGTTTGTAGACCGCCTAAAAAATCCGGTCCGCAGTACGGAGACCATGGAGGAATACCTCTCCTTTCCGAAATCGAAGCAGGATGAATTGAAAGACGTGGGAGGGTTCGTAGGCGGGACCTTTGCCAATGATATCCGGAAATCGGTATACGTGGAAGGGCGGGACTTATTGACGCTGGATATGGACCATATCGCCACAGGGGGGACTGAGGATGTCCTGAAACGGATCGCAGGGCTTGGATGCGCTGCTGCTGTTTACAGTACGCGAAAGCATGCAGGTTATGCCCCCAGGCTTAGGGTCATTGTCCCGTTGGACAGGACGGCGGCGTCAGATGAATATGAGCCGGCGTCCAGGAAGCTGGCGTCCCTGATCGGGATTGAGCTCTGCGACCCTACCACCTTTGACGTGTCCAGGCTGATGTATTGGCCCAGTTGCTGCCGGGATGGGGAGTATGTGCTGGAGGTATTTGACCATCCGTTCTGCAGCCTGGACGGCCTGCTTGGCATGTATGGCGACTGGAAGGATATCTCTCAATGGCCGCAGGTCCCAGGCATCGAAGCAGTGGAGCGCCGCCGTCTGGCGAAGCAGGAGGATCCGGCTTCAAAACGCGGGATCATCGGGGCATTTTGCCGTACTTATACGGTATCCCAGGCGATGGAACGGTTTATCCCTGGGATGTATGAGGAAACGGACATCCCAGGAAGGTATACCTATACAGGGGGCTCCACGGTAGGCGGGGCGATCCTGTATGATGGGGATATGTTTCTGTACTCCCACCATGCGACGGATCCATGCTCCGGACTTCTGGTAAATGCATTTGACCTGGTCCGCCTGCATAAGTACGGGGACCAGGATCAGGAGGCCAAGGAAGGGACACCGGTCAATAAGCTGCCTTCCTTTGCTGCCATGTCGCGCATGGCGGCTTCAGATCCGGCTGTGTCGGACCGGATGGCACGGGAGAACCTGGAACAGGCAAGGGCTGCATTTGATATCCCGGAAGGCGGGGAAGAAGACTTGGACTGGCTCAGCCGGCTTACACATGACGGGAACGGCCGGATTCAGAAAACGATCAATAATGCAGTGATCATTCTGGAAAACGACCCGAACCTAAAAGGGAAGATCACGAAGGATGAATTTTCCTGCTGCGGGATGGCTTTAGGGAGCCTTCCATGGAACAGTGAAGAAGGGAAGCACCGGTGGACAGACGTAGACGATGCGGGATTTTACAGCTATATGGAACTGTTCTACGGGATTACCGGGCGGGAAAAGCTGGACAGCGCCCTCCTGATCGTGAGCAGCCAGAACAAGACCAACGAAGTGAGGGACTACCTGAAAAGCCTGCAGTGGGACGGACGGGCACGGGTAGATACCCTTCTGCGGGTGTACTTAGGGGCGGAAGACAATGCTTATACCCGGGCTGTCATACGGAAATCCCTGTGCGCCGCGGTGGCACGGGCTGTCGTGGGCGGGGTGAAGTATGACAACATGCCGATCCTGACAGGCCCCCAGGGGATCGGGAAGAGCACGTTCCTTCGTACACTGGGGAAGGAATGGTTTTCGGATTCCCTGACCAGTTTTGATGGGAAAGAAGCGGCGGAGCTCATCCAGGGAACATGGATCAACGAGGTGGGCGAGCTGACGGCCATGAACAAGCAGGAGACCAATGCGGTCAAGCAGTTTTTGAGCAAGACGGATGATATTTACCGGGCGGCATATGGCCGCCATACGGACCGGTACCCGAGGCGGTGCGTGTTCTTCGGTACCAGCAACGAGCATGAATTTTTAAAAGACAAGACTGGGAACCGGAGGTTCTGGCCGGTGGATACCGGCATTTACCCGGCAATGAGGTCTATCTGGAATGATCTGCCGGGGGAGGTGGACCAGATCTGGGCTGAGGCATATGTGCGCTGGATGCTTGGGGAGCCCCTGCACATGACCAAGGAGGAAGAAAAGCTGGCGGAAGAGATGCAGGACAGCCACAGGGAGGTATCTGAGAAGGAAGGACAGATCCGGGAGTTTCTGGAGCGGGAGATCACGCCGGACTGGGATTCCTTGGGGCTGACGCAGAGGAGGCAGTTCTATGCGGGCGGGTTTCCGCTGCAGGACGAGGTGAAACTTGTGGAGCGCAGGAAGGTGTGCGCGGCGGAAATCTGGGTGGAATGTTTTAACGGGGATTTGAAGTTCCTGAAGAAAGCGGACAGCCGTGAGATTAATTCTATTCTTAGCGGGCTGCCGGGATGGAACCGGATCAAAACCCCGAGGAAGTTTGGGGTGTATGGACAGCAGAGGGGATATGAACGCACTACATAACCCGGCAAAAAGGATTGTAGTTGTCTCTGGATATGTAGTTGTGGAAAAATAGAGTTTTGTAGTTTGTAGCCGGTATGTAGTTTGAATTTGTATACGGTGAAAACCTTATGAATACGGCACTCCCTACTATAAAACTACATAACTACATAAACCCCATATAAATATAAGAATAAATAAAATAGAGAATATAATATAGCGCCTGGCGCGCCTGATATAAATATATAATAGGGGAAATTTATGTGTTTGTTGTAGCGGGATTTTAGAAAAATCGCGGTGTACGAAGAATGTGTTGAGGTTGAAAGGTGGGGATTCTATGCGAGAGTCAGAGGTTGAGAAGATATTGGTCCGCGGGATCAGGAAGCTGGGCGGCTGGGCTTATAAGTGGGTTAGCCCAGGGAATGACGGCGTTCCGGACAGGATCGTCATACTTCCAGGGCAGCGCCCGATCTTTGTGGAGCTGAAAGCGGAGCGTGGGAGGCTGACCGCCCTGCAGAAGGTACAGATCGACCGGCTGCGTATGATGCGGCAGGATGCAAGGGTGCTTTACGGAGAAAAGGAGGTCAGGGGATTCCTGGCAGAATGTGAGGAGAGGTTGAAAGATGGAATTTAGGCCGCACGCCTACCAGGCGCACTGCATCGAGAAGATCCTGCAGATCAAAAAGTTGGGCCTGTTCCTGGATATGGGACTGGGAAAGACGGTCACAACACTGACCGCCGTCAAGGAATTAAAATATAACCGATTCCAGGTTCGTAAGGTCTTGGTGATCGCGCCAAAGAAGGTGGCAGAAGGTACCTGGACAAGGGAAAAGGACAAATGGGACCACACAAGTATCCTTCGGGTATCGACTGTATTGGGAAGCCAGGCGAAGCGAATCCGGGCGCTGAATATGCCGGCAGACCTTTATATCACCAACAGGGAGAATGTAACCTGGCTTGTAGATTATTACCGGAACAGTTGGCCTTTTGATATGGTTGTGGTGGACGAGTCCAGCAGCTTTAAGAGCCATAAGGCAAAGAGGTTTAAGTCGCTGGCAAGTGTAAGCTCCCACATTGACCGGATGGTGGAGCTGACCGGTACCCCTTCCCCCAATGGCCTGGAAGACCTGTGGGCGCAGATCTACCTGTTGGACAACGGGGAACGACTGGGGAAGAGGTATACCCAGTTTCGGGAACGGTATTTTGACCCAGGAGACCGGGGGGCTGACGTGATTTATAACTACAAGGCGAAGCCGGGCAGTGAGGAATGCATCCTGCAGAAGATCTCGGATATCTGTATCTCCATGAAGGCGGAGGATTACTTGGAGCTGCCGGAGATCACCTACCATGAAGTGCCGGTGGAACTGGATGTGAAATCCCGGAAGGCATACGGAGATCTGGAACGGAAGATGGTCCTGGAACTTCCGGAGGACGGGGACGAGATCAGTGTAGCAAGCGCGGCAGCGCTGAGTAATAAGCTACTGCAGCTGGGAAACGGCGCCATTTATGACGATGACCGGAACTACCATGAGGTACATGGGTGCAAGGTGGAGGCTTTCCTGGAATTGGTGGAGTCCCTGCAGGGGAAGCCGGCGCTGGTTTTTTATAATTTCCAGCATGACAGGATACGGATACTGGATGCATTGGTAAAGACAGGGCTTCGAGTCCGGGTGCTGCAGAGCGCTGCGGATGAGGACGATTGGAACGCGGGCCGGATCGACATTCTTCTGGCACATCCGGCGAGTAGCGCTTACGGCCTGAACCTGCAGCAGGGTGGGAACCACGTGGTATGGTTCGGCCTTACCTGGAATTATGAATTGTATGCCCAGGCGAACAAGCGCCTGCACCGTCAGGGGCAGAAGGAACGGGTCATCGTCCACCACCTGGTCTGTACTGGGACAAGGGATGAGGATGTGATGCGGGCTTTGGGGCGAAAGGACAATGTGCAGGAATGGGTCATGGAGAGCCTGCGGGCGAGGATCAAGGCGATCCGGGAGGAAAACAGGAGGACAGGCTGAGGATTTCGTGTGTGGAGGAGAAAACGATGTTAGTTGAGAACACAAGGGAGGAGACGCTCAAGGCGTTCCTGAGTGGCAATAAAAAAACAATGGTAGCCGTGAGGATGGAGGACGGCAGCATGCGGTTCGTACACCTCACAACCTTGCTTCCGGCGGATGGGGTGTATTTTATCAACGTGGAGCTGGAACCAGGAGAGGACTATAAGGAGAAGGTCCTGCGCAACGGCCAGGGTGGGGAAGTGAATCCCCATCCAGCGGATCAGGCTCCTGGTAAAGACAGGGGAACGAAAAAAGAAGATGCCGGGAAGGTGAAGCCCAAGAAAAAGACGGCCGGGGATATCATTGAGCCCTATGTGAGGCAGGGGCTTCCTGATTCGGAGATCGCAGAAAAGACAGGAATAAAATACAGAACGGTCTGGGCGGCCGCTAAGAAGATCCGGGAGCGGCTGGAGGAAACAAAGGGGAAGAATGCGGATCGTCATCTGTGCAAGACCTGCAAATACAGGGCGGCGGCTTATACCAAAAACGGATCAGGGATCAAATGTGAATATGCTTTGAAATCCGGGAAGCGTTCCCGGGGATGTGATGTAGAGGATTGCGATAAGTACGAGAAGGGCGCGCCGGTCAGGGTGAAGGATGAAGCATGAGGAAAAGATATGAAAAATTTAGATAAAATAACTGCGGAAATGATGGGATATGTCTGTGACGTTCTCTGTAAATATCCAGAGATGGAGCCAGACGAGGAATCACTGGCGGAAATTTGTGACGGATGCAGGATGGGAGAGTTCCCTTGCGATATACTCAGCCATGAAGGAGCCAAAATAAACGAAACGGAGAAAAGATCATGAACAGGAATAAAAAAGGCGTCATGCCGGAGATTACCAGGGAAGTATACAAGAATGTCAAGAAATATGACCGCCAGCAGTTTGCCGGGTTCTGTATGGATCTGTACAAGTACGGATATGAGGACGGCAGGGAGAGCGTTCCGGGAGTAGAACTGGAAGAGGTCATGACAGCGGTTGCGTCTGCAAGGGGAGTCGGAAAGAGGACATTGGACAATATCAGGAACCGTGTAGAGCAGCTGTTTAGGAAGGATTTAGAAGAATGAGATCAGTGCTAAATTATCCAGGAAGCAAGAAGCGAATCGCTTCCTGGATTATCAAACACATGCCGCCACACCACAGTTACCTGGAACCATACTTCGGGTGTGGGGCCGTGCTGTTTGCAAAGCAACCGGCCCCGATCGAAACGGTCAACGACCTAGACGGGGAAGTGGTGAATTTCTTCCGGGTGATCCGGAATCCCGGAAGCCGGGAGAAGCTGCAGGAATGGATCGCTTACACGCCATATGCCAGGCAGGTCTATGATGATGTATTCCTGAGGGAACCGGAGGATGAAGTAGAACGTGCTGCCTGTTTTGCAGTGAAATCCATGCAGAGCCACGGTTTCCGGATGACTGGGGATTGCGGATGGAAAAAGGATGTGTGTGGCCGGGAAAAAGCATATGCAATAAAATACTGGAATGAGCTGCCGGAATCTATTGCGGAGATGGCCGCAAGGCTGAAACAGGTACAGATTGAGAACTGCCCGGCGCTGGAGTTGATCAAAGCATTTGATCATGAAAATGTGCTGATGTATCTGGATCCGCCCTATGTGTGGTCAACCAGGACAGGGAGGAAGCAGTACAGGCACGAGATGTCAGATCAGGATCATATAGAGCTGCTGGAGATGATAACCCGCAGCAAGGCAAAGGTGATGATATCCGGCTATGACTGTGAATTATACGACTTCTATCTGGGGAACTGGAAGAAAGTGCAGGTTGCGGCCAGGGCACAGGACAACAGGAGGCGGGTGGAGACATTGTGGATGAACTACGATCAGGAAGCGGAGCAAATGACGCTGCTTATTTAAAGGGATCGACATAGGGTGCCGGACATCCTGCGGAGTGCAGAGAGGTTCGAGTCCTCGAACGAACTGGTTCGACTCCAGCTCGTGCAGGGTGCAAAACTCCGCACAATTGGCATACGGGATGCAATCAGTATTGTGAAGAAAGGAAAATATGGATAAATTAAGTGATAAGGCAAGGATATATGCAAAATCATATAAACAGTCGCCTCTCGGCCGGGAAATCGAAGGGACGGCAGAATTGTTGCTGCAAATGGCGGAGAGGCTGACAGAATACGAGGAGACTATAGACAAACTGGCGACCTATGTTGTAGAAAAAGCAAGTTATTGTCCGGTTGTAGATTACATTGATAGATATAAAATCCGTCCCGGATGCGTGGGTCTCCGGAAGCCCGGGTGTAAAGAGTGCATGCTGAAGCACATGGAGAATTTTAAGATCCCGTACCGAATAACCTGTGTCAAAATATATGAAAAAGATTGAACAGGAGGATAAGAAAAAGATGGAGAAGATAGTGAGATACGTTTTTAGACTCTTAGCCATCTGCCTAACATGCTATATGGCAGTAGAGTATGGGTGGTATTGGATATTTTTTCTGCTTTTCGCTATGCTGAGTTTTTAGGAAAAGCAGGAAAGCGTTCGGGAAGTATGGGGCCGTGATATGAAGAAAAAGGGGAGTGGTTGCATTGGACAAGAAGATACTTGCTGACTACATGGACGCCATGGAGCTGATAAAGGAAACAGAGGAGGATATCCGGAAGCTAAAGAAAAGACGGAAGACGGTCATTCAGACAAACGTGAAGGGCAGCAACCTAAAGTTCCCCTATCAGGAAAAGCATTATCGAATTGAAGGCACCACTTTTACATACCAGGATGATAAGAACCTGCGCCTGGAAGAAAAACTCCTGGAACAGCGCAAGGAGAATGCGGAGAAGATCAAGCAGCAGGTGGAGGAATGGCTCCTGACGGTCCCAATCCGGATGCAGAGGATCATCAAGTATAAGATATTTGAGGGGATGACCTGGGAACAGACAGCGGCGAAGATCGGAAGAAAGGCAACGGGGGACGGAATCCGGATGGAATTTGAGAGATTTATGAAAAAAAGTTAAAGTTTGTTCGGTTTGTTCGCACTGTTCGGTTTTCGTATGCTATAGTATATGCTGAGATTGGTGGCTATGGTGGTCATAATTTATACCCCTCATATTACGAAAGGCGTTCTGCATAAAATTGCAGGGCGCTTTTTGCTGCCAGAAAATTCACGGAACTGAGAGGTGGTGACGTGGGCGATGTAAAAGACCAGATCAAGAATGATTACCTGTCCGGCGTCATGCCGAAGGAGCTGGCGGAAAAATATGCGGTCAGCCTAAATACAATTAAGTCCTGGATCAAGCGTTATGGCTGGTCTGGTTTGAAGAATAAGCAGGGTGCACCTTCTGAGCACGGGGGTGCACCCTCTGGCGTCCAGAGTGCACCCCAAAAAAAGAAACGCGGCGGTCAGCCAGGGAATAAAAACGCAGTTGGCCATGGGGCTCCAGTTGGAAATAGGAATGCGGAAAAATTTGGCTTTTTCTCGAAGTACCTTCCAGAGGAGACCATTTCCATTATGCAGGAAATGCCGACGAACCCGCTGGACATTCTCTGGCATGAGATCCAGATTGCCTATGCTGCTATTATCCGGGCGCAGCAGATCATGTATGTCAGGGACAGAACGGACAAGACGGTTGAAAAGGTGGAAGAAAAAGACGGAGCTATTACTTCCAGTGAAAAGTGGGAAGTGCAGCAGGCCTGGGATAAGCATTCTAATTTTTTGCAGGCCCAGGCGAAAGCCCAGAAGGAGCTGCGGGGTCTGATCAAGCAGTATGATGAATTACTGAATAAGAACTGGGAGCTTGCAACGGAAGAGCAGAAAGCCCGGATTGATCAGATCAAGGCAAACACAGACAGGCTCCGGAAAGATTTTTCGGAAGAGGATGACGGAGGGGTTGAGATCATAAATGACGCAGCGGAAGAAAAAGCAGGTCAGGATATCTGAGGTCATCATCCCGAAGTACCAGGGGATATTCAATAACAAGACCTATAAGCATATAATCCTGACTTCCGGACGTGCCGGCACCAAATCGAGTTATGCGGCCATCCGGGCAAATTATCAGATTGTATCTGATGCGCACGGTTCTGTCGTTGTGCTCAGAAAGCACCACAACAAGCTCCGGAAGACCGTGTATAAAGAGATGCTCCGCGGGATCAACCGGCTGAAAATCCCGAAAAGCAAGTTCCGGATCACAAAATCTCCGATGGAGATCACATATAAAAGATACGGGACTACGATCTATTTTGCCGGATCTGATGGTATTGACGATACAAAAGGAATCATTGATGAGGATAAACCGATTAAGCTGGTCATCTTGGACGAGCTGACAGAGTTCTTTGATGACGGGGAAGGCGAGGATGAGTTGACCAACATCGAAGCCACGTTTGTCCGGGGAAACAGCAGCGGGTTCCAGATGATCTATCTGTATAATCCGCCAAAGAATCCGAATGCGCCGATTAACCAGTGGTGCAAGAAGATGGAGAAACGTAAGGACTGTATTCATATCCACACGGATTATCGAGATGTGCCTGTAAAATGGCTCGGGCAGGATCTGATCATGACTGCGGAGGAGATGAAGGCGTCGGATCTGAAAATGTACCGCTGGGTGTGGCTGGGTGAAGCTGTAGGGATTGATGATGCGATCTATTATATGTTCGGCCAGAAACATATCAGGGATCCGGAAAAAGGGCAGAGATTTTCTGTTATTGCGATCGGCGGCGATTACGGCCAGCAGAATGCAACCACATTTCAGGCGGCGGGCCTGGACATGGCTGGACGAAAGCTGAGGGGGTTGGGGGAATATTATCACAGCGGCCGGGAAACCGGACACCAAAAAAGCCCTTCCATATACGCCCGGGATTTTGTCAGTTTCGTTATGGAGCTGGGAGAAAAATATGGGACACCGAATGTCGGGTTCTATTTATACATGGATCCTTCTGCAAAAGGCTTGCAGGAAGAGATCAAGAGAGCCAGCAGGCTTGCAGGTGTTCCGGTTCTGATCCGTGATGCTGAAAATGATGTGAAGCTGGGGATCAGCAGGGTACAGAAAGCCCTGACTTTCTATGTGATGGACATATCACCAAAGCAGGAGCGGGCAATCGATGAGTTTGGGACTTATGAGTATGACAAGGATTCGATAGAAAAGGGCAAGGAAGAGCCGATCAAAATTGGAGACCATTGTATGGATGCCATACGATACCTGGTGATGGGGGTGTGGCCAAAGATTAAGCAATGGCTTCCGGTGAAGGAAGACTAAAGGGGTGAAGGGCGATGGATATTTTTAGTTATTTTAGAAACAAAGGGATTGATACCTTAGATCCTGCATTTTATAAGCAGATCCGGATATGGCGCAGCTGGTATGATTCCAAAGTCAGAAAATTTCATAGATATAAAGTGTACAGGGGGAACGGTGCATCCGTGAACTGCGACCGGTATACACTTGGGATGGCGAAAAAGGTCTGTGAAGATATGGCCGACTTGCTTCTCAATGAACGGGTGACGATAACAATTGCGGATGAGACAACAGACACATTTGTAAAGCAGGTTCTGACAGAAAACACATGGGAAGAACTGGGAAATGAGTACCAGGAATGGAAGTCCGCTCTTGGGACGGCTGCATACGTGGTATATATCAAGGATGCGATCCTGGATCAATCTGGACGTATGACGGACGGAAGCGTGGGAATCAACTATGTGGATGCTTCTAATATTTATCCGACCTCCTGGCAGAATAAGGTGATTACGGAGTGTATTTTTACATTCTGTAAAACGCACCACCGAAAAAAGTATGTCCACATACAATACCATCGTCTGGAAGATATTTCTGACGGGAACCGGAAACAGTATGTGATTGAAAACACAGTTGTGGAAAATACTAAAGGAGCAGGGAAGGAATTGACACCTCAGGAATGGGAAGCAATTCCGACTTTCAGCGGGCTGGCTGAGCGGATTGAGACGGGTTCTGATCAGCCGCTTTTTATAATTGACCGTTTGAACATGGTAAATAATGCGGATACAGATCCTACAAACCCGATGGGGGTGGCTTTGTTCGCAAACGCGATCGATGTGATCAAGAAGCTGGATCTGGAATATGATAGCTATGCGAATGAGTTTTCTTTAGGACGCAAACGTATATTTGTTGCGCCAGAGTTACTGACTACGCAGCTCGGGGATGCTGTCTTCGACCCGGACGATACGGTATTTTACGAGCTTCCAGAGGACTACTTCAAAAATTCCGAATCAAAGGAAGCTATGCATGAGGTCAATATGGAGCTGCGGATTGAAGAGCACAGCAGAGCGATCAATGACGATCTGAACTGGCTTTCCTTAAAATGCGGGTTCGGTACGGACCGGTACAAATTTGAGGGCGGCGGAGTGAAAACGGCCACGGAGGTGATCAGTGAAAATTCGGATATGTACCGTTCTCTGCAGAAGCATGAGCTGGTATTGGAGCGTGTCCTGATTCAGCTGATCCGGACGATCATTCGGGCGGGGATCAGTATTGGGATTTCTGGTCTGAATGAGAGTACCGCGGTTACGATCGCCTTTGATGATTCCATCATTGAAGATAAGACTACGGAACGGCAGAGCGACCGTCAGGACGTGTCAATGGGGGCTATGTCCCTGGCGGAATACCGTGCGAAATGGTACGGAGAGACTTTGGAACAGGCCCAGGAGAATCTTCCGGAGCAGATGTCAGTGATGGAGTAGTGCGGAATGAATCAGGAATATAAAGAAAAACTGTCAAGAAAGATCGGGCAAAACTACCTGGATCTGGAAGCCCGTATCATGCAGGATATCATCCGGAGGATAAAAAAAGCGGGGAAGATCACAAGTACCGCGGATTATCAGATCAACCGCCTCCTTATCCTGGGGGTGTCTTCCGAGGATGTGGAGCGGATGATTAAGGATGCCCTGAATGCGTCCTATCCGGATATGTTTGAACTGTATGACCAGGTGATTGACTGGGAATATGTCCGGAATAAGGATGTATACGAGCAAGTGAACCAGAAGTTTATCCCATTTGAAGAGAACGGGGAGCTGCAGCAGACAGTCGAAACACTGATCCGGCAGACGGGGGCTGAGTTGGAGAACATTACCGGATCGCTTGGATTTTATCTGGATTATGGAAACGGACGGAGGGTATTGACGCCGCTGGCGGAGATTTACCAGAAATATCTGGACGGAGCCTGTATGGACATAGTTTCCGGGGCGTTCGACTATAACAGTACGCTGCGGAGGGTAGTGACACAGCTTACCAACAGCGGCCTCCGAAAGATTGATTATGCGTCGGGACACACGGACAGGGTGGATGTAGCAGCCAGACGGGCGGTTATGACAGGGATCACGCAGTTGACAGGACATATTGCCGATATCAATGCCGCGAAGCTGGGGACGAATTTCTTTGAGGTTGCCTGGCATGCGGGAGCACGTCCGACACATCAGGTATGGCAGGGGAAGGTTTATTCCAGGGATGAATTGTACAGTATCTGCGGGCTCGGCACTGTGACGGGACTGGAAGGAGCCAATTGCTACCATGAGCGGTATCCATTTATTCCAGGTGTATCGGAGCGAAATTGGTCTGATGAATGGCTGGAAGAACAGAATAGGAAGGAAAACACGCCAAAGCAGTTTAAAGGCAAGGAATATACGACTTACGAAGCAAAGCAGCGTCAACGCCAGATGGAGACGGCAATGCGGGCACAGCGGGAGCAGGTAGAACTGTTAAAAGCAGGCGGGGCAGATTCAGATGTGATTATGCTTGCCAGATGCAAATATCAGGCACAGTTGGATGAGTATGCTAAATTCTCGGATAGATTGAACCTGAAACAGGAACGTGAGAGGATCTATCTGGATATGCGCGGCCGGATTGCACCCGCTGATAAGTCTGTAATGAATCTTTTTCCAAGAGAAATGATTGAGAATGCGGATCGGGATATCAAGCAGTATGAAAAGTATAAAAAAATCCTTGGGGATGAGATCGGCTCACTTGCTAATTTCGGGCAGATAAAATATAATAATACTGAGAAGTGGAAATTTGTTCATTTAGATTACCGGAGACGAAATGAACTGCTCGACCACTCAGAGTTAAAACTTCCGGATGCTGCGAATGTAATAGTTCCAGATAAAAAATTTACACATTATTTGTTTGGCGGAGAACATCCGGAGGGGCTTGCAAAAGGAGCAGCTTTTAATTCAAGGCTAGGATATTCTGCTGATAATTGGAAGGAGCTGCGTGATCAAATCAAGGAAAAAGCAGTTCAATATCCTTCAACATACAAAGGGAATAATGGCTATGGAGACCGATATGAGCAAAAAATAATTATTTACGGAAAAAAAGGTACTCCTGCAAATGTCGTTGTTGGATGGATCCGTAGAAAAGACGGTACGGTTTCTATGTCAAGTGCGTATATTAAAGAGGTGAAGTAAATGGTTGTTAAACAATATGATACAGTTCTCTTGAAAGATGGAAGGGAAGCATCCATTGTGGAAGCTTTTGAAAATAAAGTTTTTATTGCTGATGTAGGGAGCTCTCCAAAAGACTGGGAGACAATTGACATTACCATAGAAGATATAGAAAGAGTGATTCATACATCAAAAGATTGATACCACCCATTCTTCGGAGTGAGTGGTATTTTATTTGGAGGAAACAGCATGATCAATATTACGGTATCGTTGGACAGGATCTGTGTATCAGGCCATGCGAATACAGCCCCAAAGGGTTCAGATATCGTATGTGCCGCGGTTTCGGCGTTGACTCTTACATTGATCCGGGGCCTGAAAGATATTGCTGGTCTACAGCTGTATGAAAGTGTAGAGGCAGGCAATGTCTGTATTAAGTGGCAGACTATGAATGACACAGGCAAGGCCCTGATTGATACCTGGTTTTTGGGAATCTGCGGGGTAGCGGAGAATTGCCCATGTATCAACTTTATAGACGAGTGAATTATGCATCCCAAGGGGGTGCTTTTTTCATGCCTGACGGGGCATAAAATACGGGATTACCACAGAAAGTGAGGATGAAAAAATGAGAAAGAGATATTTTGACCTGCAGCTTTTCACGGACGGCGGTGATGGCGGATCTGGTACCGGTGGTACAGGGGCAGGTTCAGCTGGAAAAGGTAACGGCAGTCAGACAAATGCCGGGGGAGCATCCAGGAACGCGACATATAGTTATGAACAGGCAGAGCAGATTGCGGAAGCCAGGGCTGACCGGGCAACGAAGGCGGCGCTCTCTGACTATTTTAAAAGGCAGGGTATGAGTGAGGAAGAGGTGACAGCGGCTCTTGCAGACTTCAGGGCTAAGAAAGCCGCACAGCAACCTAATGTTACCGCTGTAGAGCAGGAACGGGATGCGGCGCTGGCACAGGTGGAGGAAATGAAAAACACCAATTACCTTCGCGATAAGGGTGTGAAAACCGACGATCTGGACTATGTCCTGTTCAAGGTCGGCAAAAAAGTAGATGATAAGACAGATTTTAAGAAGGCCGCTGACGCATTCCTGAAAGAGAACCCTAGGTTCACAGGGCAGGGGTACAAAGTGGTTTCTACCGGGAAACCAGATGGCGGATCAGGTACGGGCCAGACAGTAAATGATTCAATCAACACCTCTATTCGCTCCGCGTTTGGAAGGTAAAGAAGGGAGAAAAAACTATGAATAGAAATAAAAAACTTTTTGACTTGCAGCTTTTTACAGGCACATCGATTACAAGATCAGATGCCGAGGCACTGATCCCGGTGCAGGAAAGCCACGAAATCATCCAGGGCGTGGTAGAACAGTCTGCCGTTTTACAGCGTGGCCGCAGACTTGCGAATATGACGGCGGCACAGTATAAGATGCCGGTGCTTGACCTGCTCCCTCTGGCATATTTTGTTAATGGAGAGGGCGGATCGGCAAAAAAGAAGCTGACTACAATGGCATGGGATAAAAAGGTTATCATTGCGGAGGAGATTGCGGTCATCGTGCCGATTTCTGAGGCGGTTCTTGATGATGCAGACTATGATATCTGGGGGGAAGTAAGGCCGAGATTGGTAGAGGCATTCGGACAGAAGATAGATGGCGCTGTTTTATTTGATATTGATAAGCCGCAGACGTGGCGCGATGGTGTTGTGACCACGGCTACGAAGGCAGGTGCGGTAACAACGCTTGGATCAGATCTGTATGACTCTATTCTGGGTGAGAATGGCGTGATCGCAAGGGTTGAGGAGAGCGGTTATTTTGTCAACGGCCATATGGCGGATATTACCATGAGGGCGAAACTGCGAGGGCTGAAAGATACAACCGGACAGCCGGTATTCAAGTCGGATATGCAGACAGGTACAACATACTCGTTGGACGGTTCACCGATGAACTTCCCGCGCAATGGGGCATTTGACAGGAGCAAAGCCCTGATGATCTCCGGGGATTTTTCCCAGATGGTATACAGCATCCGTCAGGATATTACTTTTAAGTTGTTTGATCAGGGTATTATCCAGGATCCTGCGACCGGTGACATACTGTATAACTTGATGCAGAATGATATGGTTGCGCTGCGGGCTGTGATGCGGCTGGGATGGGAGATTCCGAACCCGATCAACGCGATGGCGAAGGACAAGACGAAGCGCTGTCCGTTTGCTGTCATGAAGGCAAATGATTCTGCAGGAGCGTGATCCTGATGTTTCCATATGCAGATTATGAATTTTATATAGGGAAAGCGCACGGAAGTCTGGAAAGAAACCAGTTTGAAAAGGAAGTCCTGGAGGCTTCCTTTTTTCTTCGGTATCTGACAGCGGGAAAAAGTGACAACATACAGCCGGACGCACTTCAATATGCGGTCTGTTCTATCGTGGATATGTATGCAGAACAGAAGCAGAAGGCAGCTTCTGGTAAGGCCGGAAAAAAATCTGAAAACACGGATGGATATTCGGTATCTTACATCAGTGAAATGAAAGACGGGGAACCCTTTGAAGATTTTTTAAGTAGGAAAGCAATGCAGATTGCAAGGAAGTATCTTGCAGGAACGGGATTGCTGGACAGGAAGGTGGGATGCAGGCATGCTCACAAATGCGGATGTGACGGTTTATCATCGAGTCAGGAGTCCATCTGGTGATAAATGGGAACGGAAATACCTGCCTGCAGTATGGCTATATAAAAATATCATTGCAGGTATCACCACAAACGGATTAAAGACAGCAAATGGGCTGACTAATGTGCTGACGGTCAGGATTCCGGATATATCTGTGGAATTAAAAAAGGGGGACTATGTTGTGGAAGGGTTCTGTGAAATTGATATGGAAACTGTGAAGGATTTGAAAGAAGTAGAGTATTTCTGCGTTACGGGGGCAAATTATAACCGTTTCGGAAGCAACCCGCACATAAAGGTGGTGGCGCAATAGTGGCACGGGGAAAGAAAAAATTTTATATCAAGGCCCTGCACGGGCAGAAAATTGAAACTGTGTATAAGGGGGCGAAAGTATCTGTCGAGCTGAAATGGAGTCCTGGGTTTGAAAGTGATATGGAAGGGGTGTTCAGCAGAAAACAGTCTTTCGTAGATCAGGAATGTATCCGGAGAATGGGACCGGAGACGCCGAGAAGAACCGGGGTGTTAGTGAAGTCGGCTACGATAGGGACTGTGATCGGCAGCGGTGAGATCAACCAGATCACACCTTATGCACGAAGGCAATACTATGAGCATAAAACACAATCCAAGTGGTTTGAGAGGATGAAGAACCGGTTTAAAGATTCCATATTGAAGGGGGCGGAAAAGATTGGATAATATTATTGCATCGATCAGGGAGCACATCATGAAATGCCCGTTGATGGAAAATGAAAGGGTTAATGTGGATTATGTCGGAACGGGTATGTCCTATTCTATTGACCCGCTGCCTTGTGATCCGGTGATACAGAGGTATACGGACGGCGGGGCGAAGAAACAGTTCCAGTTTGCGCTTACCAGCAACGAGGCTTATGACGAAGATGCGCGCGTCAATATCGAAAACAGTGGATTCTATGAAGCGTTTGAGGACTGGCTGGAAAAGCAGAACTTAAAGGATGACCTTCCGGATCTTCCAGAGGGAAAAACGGCGGTCGTATTTGAAACATTAAATAAAGGCTACTTATACGATACTGATGGGAACCTTGCCCGGTACCGTGTAGAATGCCGGCTGATTTACACACAGGAGGTATAAAGATGGCAGATAATAAAGCAAAGATGGTAAAACGGCATCAGCGGCTTGCATTTATGAATACGGATGAAACCGGACAGACACCAAAGTTTGAGAGGATGACAGGTTTTACTGCCCTGACCAACAGCAAGAACCCGAAAGAGTACAGCAGGCAGTATGTGGACAGGGCTTCAGAAGATACAGACGTTGTGGGATATGCTCCGGCAACGGAATACTCTTTTGACCGTCATACTAATACGCCGGTCCATGACAGGATTGCGAAGGTTCATGACGGGGAACTGACGGGAAGCGACGCGCTGGTGGATATTCTGGTGGTGGATCTTTTTACCGCGGACGACCAGAAGAGATGTGTCGCAAGGAAAAGAACATATGCGATTATTCCCGATGCGGATGGGGACGGAAACGATGCTCTGGTATATACCGGGTCCTTTAAATCCAAGTCTGAGGTGGAGGTTGGGTATGCGGTTCTGGATAATGACGAAAAGACCGCTACGTATACGCCGGGAGAGATACCGGAGGAAATCTGAGAAAGGGGCGTTTTAAATGACCATTTGGAAATGGAATGATGTAGAGCTGGAGATTGACCTAGAAGACGTGGACTTTCAGGAGCGGTATGAGAAAGCATTTGAGGTTATGGGAGAAGAAGAGAAAAATCTGAAAAAGATTGGAAAACTTTCTGAAATAACCAGAGCCTATTGCGCGATGTTCTATCGTCTGTTCGATGCTATCTTTGGGGAAGGTACAGGCGATAAACTGTTGGGAGGGAAACTGAACTCCCGGATTGTTGATGACTGCTATGAATCTTTTTTGAAACATTGTAAGCAGGAAGTAATCTCATTGAATAAGAACAGATCCGCCAGATACCAAAAATATAAGGTGATGTCCAAGAGGTGATACTGTGAACCTGTTTTATGAGGCTTATCCGATGTCTGTTTGTGTGGGCGGAAAGGAAATCCCGATCATTACGGATTTCAGGGAAATCGTGAGGCTGATCGACCTGCTGAAAGCGGAAGATATAGAACCCAGGGAAAAAATGTATTTTCTGCTGCAGTATTTCAAGGAACAGCCGGAAGACTTTGAAAGTGCAGTAGATGCGCTGTCTGATTTTGTAACGATGAAAGGTTTCTGTGACCAAAGCCTGGAGGAGTGTGAGACAGATGAAGAAAGCGGAGAGGAAGAGCTGCGGAAGGACGTCTACTCTTTTTCGATAGACTACCCTTTTATTTTTTCTGCATTCCTGCAGGATTATAAGATCAATATACGGAAAATCCAGTACATGCACTGGTGGGAATTTCGGATGCTGTTTTCAGGTCTTTCAGAAAATACGGAGATCAAGCGGAGAATCATGTACCGCAGTACAGACCTGTCCAAGATCAAGGATAAGGAGGAACGCAAAAGGATTGCAAAGATACAACAGGCGATTAGGCTGCCGGATGCTGACCTTACGGATTATGATATCGGGAATGCATTCATATAAGGGGGGGACATATGAAAAAGATTCAATATCCGCCTACGAAAAGGCTGTGGTATATCTGCCCGGTGTGTAAAACGAAGCTGGTGATTTATGATGACACAGCTAAATGCACAAACGTATTCGTTAAGTGCCGGACATGTAAAAACGAAATAGAGATCAAGATATAAGCGCTTTAAATTGAGCCATTGGAGCCTGCGCTATTCACGAAAAGGATGTGGATAGAATGAGCTACGATGGTTCTTTAAAATTTGACACGGCAATCAATGAGTCGGGGTTTAACGCCGGAATAAAAAATCTGGGGAGCATTGCAAAAGGAGGTTTGTCTGTACTAGGCGGTGCCATAGCGGGAGTAACTGCCGCTATGGGAGCCGGAGTCAGTGCCGCGGTTAATGTGGGCATGAGCTTTGAAAGCCAGATGTCCAAGGTACAGGCGATTTCCGGCGCTACAGGGGGCGAACTGGAAGCACTCACAGAAAAAGCGAAGGATATGGGTGCCACGACAAAGTTTTCTGCTACGGAATCCGGACAGGCTTTTGAGTATATGGCAATGGCCGGATGGAAAACGGAAGACATGCTGGGCGGTATTGAAGGGATCATGAATCTGGCTGCGGCATCTGGGGAGGATCTGGCGGCTACCTCTGATATTGTCACGGATGCCCTGACTGCCTTCGGGCTGTCTGCTTCGGATTCTGGTCATTTTGCGGATATATTGGCGGCAGCATCGTCCAATGCGAATACCAATGTTGGACTTATGGGGGAGACTTTCAAGTATGTGGCTCCTGTGGCTGGTGCGCTGGGATTCTCTGCGGAGGATACAGCTACCGCAATCGGACTGATGGCGAATGCTGGGATCAAGGGTTCCCAAGCAGGTACGGCGCTACGGTCTATCATGTCCAGGCTTGCGAAGCCTACGGATGATGTGGCCGTTGCAATGTCGGAGCTGGGCCTTTCTATCCTTAATAGTGACGGAAGCATGAAGTCCCTGAATGAGATCACCGGGGATCTCCGTAGCAGCTTTGCGGGGCTGAGTGAGGCGGAGAAGGCGAGTATGGCCGCTACGCTTGGAGGGCAGGAGGCTATGTCTGGCCTGCTGGCGATTGTGAATGCGTCAGATGAAGATTTCAATAAATTACAGTCTGCCATCTATGGCGCTACAGATGAACTGACCGGATATAGTGCTGCGGCTGAAATGGCCGAAACTATGCAGAATAATTTGGCAGGACAGCTGACTTCCATGCGGTCTGCGGCGGAAGGGCTCGGGATTGAGCTTTATGAATCAGTCAAGCAGCCCTTGACAGACATTGCCAAAACCGGAGTGGAAGCCGTTCGGGAACTGACGGTAGCCTTTCAGGAAGGCGGTGCGGAGGGGCTGATCCAGGCCGGAGGAAAACTGATTGCGGATCTTCTGGCAGGGATTGCCAGTGCATTACCAGACGTGATCACTATTGCCGTAGACGTAATTACTTCGATCATTGACAGTTTAACAGC